ACCTTCTGCCCGTTGTTCATTGCTGAACCCATCGCAGCGGAAATGGCCTTGTCGTCGAACACGCCCATACCGGTGGAGGCACCCATGAACCCGGCTACACGAGAGCGTGCGTTTGTGGCGCCCGTCATCTTGGCGCCGGAGTACACGAGGTTGGGTGCCATCATTGCGAACTGGTATTCGCGCATGGCTGCCAACACGGTCGATAGGCCAGCGACAGCGGCGCCCGCCCCAACACCGATACCTTTGAGCGCGACCTGCCATGCTTGCATCAGGAAGTGCCCTGCCTTGAGTGCAAGGTTCAGAACACCAATGGAGCCGGAAAGTCCGACGAATTCCATTCCGGCCATCTTGGCAAACTTACCGATGCTCTTGAACATCTTTTCGAATGGCTCAAACTCTTGCTTGCCTTTGGCCGCGTTCTTCGTCATCTGTTCGACAGACTTGCCAGTCTGCTCGAACTCTTTTCCTGACTTGTTGACCGTCTTGTTCAGGCTGTTGAAGTCCTTGTCCTTCTGCCTGACTTCCTTGTCAAGCGAAGACAGACTCTTCTTGTCGAGGGACTGGACGTTCTTCTCAAAGTTGCCCATCGAGTCCGACATTTCGTCGATGCGGCCGGTGAGTTGATCGAAGTTCCCTCCGAGTTTGTTGCTGGACGCTTCGAGTCGTTTGAGGCGCGCTTCAAACGCCGTCAGCGATGCTTCCGCTTCGGCGTCGTGTACGTTGAGTTTGATGACAACATCAGCGTCAGCCCGAGACACTTAGACCCACCTCCTTCGGACAGTACGCTGATGTGACTAGGCCCGCCCGGCTTTGAGTCGCTTAGCCTCTTCTTCACGGTCGCGCGCTACGACCTTAGCACAAGCGATCCTTATCAGCCATGTATCTAAATCGCAATCAAGCAATTCGATGGGGTCGACGTTGAACGTCACTCCTAGACGTGCCGCTGTAATCACAGTGGCATTCTGAACAAGTTCGTCTAGGAGGTCTTCGTAGGGTCCACGCGCTCAACATCATCATTGAAGCCAGAGGCATCAAGGATTGCGAGCGCCGCCGCCTCGATATGTGGGTCGAGGCCATACACCTCGCGAACACAGTCGAACACGCGACTCGCACCGACCATCTTCATCACAGTCTCATGATTGAACGTCACCGGATCACCGTTCTCGGTGATTTCCTGACCGTTCAGCAACATGCCCGTGCAGGTATTTGCGAGAACGTGAGAGGCGAACCGAATGGCGTCCATGCCGCCCTTCTTGTCCTCACCTGAAGCGCGACGCCACGACTTGATCATGTGCTGAGTGATGTTCGGACTGAACCGGATGACTAGACCCGGACGTTCTGGCACCTCAATCATGATCTCCTCGCGCTTGACGTCCTTGGACAGGGCGCTCTTCAACTGAGCGAGGAGCGAAGGTTCGTTTGACGGGGTGCCAGCCTTGGCCGGTTCCGTCACGTCACCGACGACAATGTCGTCACGGTCTTCAACGATGTCATCACCGAACGAGAAGTCAGTCATGTCAATCCTTCATGTATGTCGCAAATAGCGAGCAGTGGAGTAGATGTAAATAGCGTACACGACAAAGGGCCGCTCAGCGAGCGACCCTTTGTCAGTTCTTCAGTTGTTGCGGTTTGATCAGGCGGTGCCGACCACGTTCTCGCATGAGAACGTCATCGAGAAGTTTGCCGGACCACCCGAAGACGAGTCGCCATCCGGCTCAGTGATGCTGGTCAGCAGCGCACGGGGGTAGACGCGAGTACGGCCAGCGAGCGGCTGGTTGTCAGCATCGAGCGTAAACACGCTGATGTCGTAACGAGCCTTGCCGACGAGCGGGCGAGCGTTGCTCACCAACGGACCGTCGATTTCGGGGTCGTAGTGACGGGTTACCGTCACGTCACCCACGCTGATTGGAGCGGGCAACACTTCGGGAGTCGATGAACCACCGTCGTACACTTTTTCCACCTGAGCCTGAGTTTCGCCGCCTGACACTTGCGAGAAGTACTTGCGGGAACCCAACGCAAAGTCGGGAACCGCAGTCTTCGTGTTGGGCTGACTCGCCGACGGGGTCACCGAGGCGACAATCTGGCGCTGAGAGACCTTTGCCATCTTTGTGAACTCCTTCTAAGGTCAGACCGCAGCGTTGACAGCGGACTTGGTGATGGTGACGTTGATGCGATCTGCCACTGGCGAGACACGTGCGCCGATGGTGGCGGTCACGATGCCGTTGGCAAGGTTCGTGGTGGGGTTGTTGACCGACGAGCAGGCAATTGAAAAGCCCTTGTCGACCTGACCACCGGTGTTCGGGTTGAAGCCTTCGTACACGCCGCCTGCGGCACGGATTGGCTCCATGACACCGGTGAGGAGTGCTTCGACTCGACCGAACAGATTGCCGCGACCGTCGATTGGCGAGAACACCAACGGCTCAAGCACGGATTCGGCCTGCTGAGTGATGAAGTTCAAGGTGTCGCGGTAGGTGATGTAGCGCCAGTTGGTCTCGTCTGCCGAGATTGAGCGAGCGCCGTAGACGCGGATCGAGCCACCGATGAAACGAATGGCGTTGACGCGGTTGGCGTCGAGAGTGTCTGCGGTCGAACGGCTCACGTCTTCGTATAGGCCGGTGACGTAGCGGGCTGCGGCGACTTCGCCTGCCCCTGCACGCCATGCACCCGACTGACGGTGGGCGCGACTGCGACAAGCAGCGACGAACGCTTCTGGCGTCTGATCGCGTGTGCCGCCGAAGCCGTCGGGAACCTTGACTGACGGCCAGTAGAAGGCCATGTAGGAACCCTTGGTCTTGCTGGTCGAGTCGGTGCCCCAGTAATCGTCGGCGGCAGTGATTGCCGCAGTTGCTGAGGTGCCGACTTGGAATCCACACAGAGCGATGCGACGGTTGGCGATTGCGTGATCGCGCAGACCTTCCCACATGGCTGTGGTCGTCCAACCGGGAGCGGCAACAGCGCCAGCACCAAGGTCGTAGTCGAACAGGGCGAGTGCGGTGATGACGTCCGAAGCGGCAGCAGCGGTGCCGTCCGAACCCGAGGTGAACAAGCCCCCGCTGACAGCGGCAGGAATGGCGGTCGAGGCGCCAGCCGATGCGGTCACGAAGTTGGACGCATAGGCGTTGGCGTTGATTTCTTCGATGGCGAACTGCTTGGCGTACTTGGTCGACCCGTCAGCGAGGATTTCGTTGCGGTAGGGACCGCCAGAGAAGATTGTTGCCCCCTGATAGGTGATGGTCAGGGAGAAAGTGCTGCCCGACACAGTCACGTTGGCCTTGAGGCCATCCTTGACAGGAGCGCTTACCGACGAGTTTGCCCACACACCGGGCGAGGTGGCGGTGAGGATGATTGAAGCGGTCGGACTGCCTGCACCGTCGAGGATGGTGTAAGTGGCTTTTGCCGATGACGCGCCAAGGGCGCGCACCACGTAGCAGCGGCTGCCGCCTTCTTCAAAGAAAGTCTTGACCGAGTCGTAGAGGGTCGTGGCGCTGGAGTAAGCACCGTAGACGGTCTCGAACTGGTTGACGCCGAGAATCAATCGAGCCTTGTCGATCGGGCCTCGTTCGGCGGTGCCAGCGATGAACAGCGTCGACGCAGGGGCGGTATCTACCCCCGTCGGGCCAACGCGTACGCCGGTCGTGACGGAAATGCCGGGCATGTCTTACTCCTTGCTCTCCTGCGGTGCAGACTTCTTGCGGTTGACTGGCTTAGCCTCATCGGCGTCTGCCACTGATAACTCAGTCGATTGCTCTGGCTGAACGTCTGGCGCTGCCTCGGCAGCCACTTCGTCAAGAATGAGTTGTGGCTCTTCAACTGGTGAGTTTGCCATCTCGACTGGCTCATGTGGTGTAAGTACCACAACATGACCGTGCTCAATGGCCAACGCGCAGACAGGATCTGTCAAATCGGCCTGAGCCTGCTCCAAACCGCCGACCATCTGACCCTCAACGTTTTAAGGGACAGGGCGCGACGTTGGATTGAAAATTGTGACTGTGGCGCTCATACTCACTTCCTAACTCTAATCACAGGGATGCGTCTCCTAGAGAAACAGTTTTCAAATCAAACGAAGCGATGTCGCCGTTCTTCATACGTCGAATCGGTTCATTCAATGAGAACTCGTAAGCAAGATATGCTCCGGCCACCACACGCTGGCCTTTTACATAGGTGAGTTCGCTGTATTCCTCCCGTAGCGTGCCTTCATCGAGGCGAACCTCGGAGGTCACTGAAGGAAACCAAATGTCGCTACTGCGAGTCATCGACGGATGATCGAGCAAGGCTGAACGAACCACTGCGGTCATACGGTCGCGAGATTCGGTTGTGTCGTGAGCGTACTCGCCGCGAACCCAAACGTAGGTGCGCATGTTGTACGTCACTCGATACACCGGGTCGAGACTGTAATTGTCGTAGTCCACTCGCTGAATCAGGCGAGTGTTCATCTGAACCGTGTTGATCATCGGCCACTCATCCAACCCGATCGGTTCATACGAGAGATACTTCACAGGGTTGGGAAGGCGTGCATCGTCTAACTGCCATGCGTTGCGGAACGCTACAAGGCGCTCTGGCATGTCGGCAGCCAGATACTTGGTGATGAACTCCTTGGCCTCCCACGGCCCGTCTTGACGTTCCTGTGTCATTATCGGAACGCGCTCTTGAACTCGGAGTAGTCGGACACTACGTGTCCGGCAACTCGTTTGGCAATGAACTCAGCAAAACCAACCGGTTCGAAAACGATCTCGCGCATCGGCATTTGACGAGTGCCGTCCTGATGGAACTTGGCGTAAGGCACATTCGTACCAAAGGTTGCGCTTTTCGGACCGATGTCGTTGGGGGCGCCACGCAACGATGCCAACGATTCCAACAGCCGACCAGTGCGGAATAGGGCGGCAGGCTGACCAACCATCGGAGTCCATGCACCGTATGGCGCCCACCCACCAACCTCAATGCCGCGACCTGCGAAGTTGGCCGTGTATGCGGTTTCGAGAAACACTCGGGCTTCTTCAAAGACAACGACGTACTGACGGGTTGCTCGTTTGACCGACTTGACCAACTCGATGGCTTCGCTGGCGTCGACATCGACGGTGACCTGAATTGACATGTCAGATTTGCTTCCGCTTGTACCGCTTCAGGGTTGCCTTCTCGGAATCGGTAAGACCGATCTCCTTGATGGTGATCTGACGGGCTTGCAGGTCTTGCAGACCGAGCACGTCGTCCACCATGTTCTGCATCTCTCGTGCGGCGGCTCGAAGGATGACTTGCCGGATGTACGGGATCTGGGTGCCGTCGAGTCCTGCGGTGTAGGTGACTTCGGGGGTGTCGAAGGCGAGGACGTTGAACAGTTCGATGCCGAAGCGGGTCTGCTTCCACATCGTGTTGGGTGTTTGTGCGGTGAAGGCGGTTTCGACGCGACCCTTCTTGCGGACCTGTGCGACAGCCGTGACTGGCGTCTGGCGCAGGTAGAGCATGTAGGGCGGTGCGACGAGGTTGTTCAACCCGTTGTAGGTGCGGTCGAATGACCGGTCATAGAAGTACGACTCGGCCGACACGACAAGGTAGTCCTCGGGCACGTGGTAGATCTCGACGAACTGTTCCGACTCGACGGGTCGGCGAATGATCGTTTCGATCTCGGATTGGATACCGGCAATGACAACTTCAGCGGAATCGGATTGGCGGTTGTTGAACCGCTGATCCATGTAGTCCGCCAATTCAGCAGCGGTCACCAGCATTGGTCACCGCCTTACTTCTTCTTGCCTTGCAGTTTCTTTCCGACGCCCCTGAGGAACTTGCCCAACTTCGTCCCCTTCTTCGTGGGGGCTGCGGGCGTGGCGGGCTTGACCGGCTTCGGCTTCGTCGGAGTCGACGGGCGCGGCGGCTTAGGCGGGGGCAGCGGACTTCCGCCACCCGGCTTGGGAGCGCGAGGAACCTTGGGCGGGGGCAGCGGCTTGCCGCCACCAGAAGGCTTCGGCAGCGACGGGGGCGCGCTCGGAGGACCACTGGGGGGCGGGAACGCGTGACCCTGACCGCCGTTAGGGGTCACAGAAGTGGGACGCATGTCGGGCGTTTCCCGGCGACGGGGACGCCTACGAAGTTCTCGATCTCGCCGACGGCGGGGAGAAGGCATGAAAATCCTCCGAACTCAGGTCGCTTTCGCCACTACGGTAGCAAGACAAGCGTGTTCGCTAGCGAATGAGTTAGCGATCTGCGTTCGGTGGTCGTTCGATGGTGATCTCACCTGCAAGTACAGCATTGACCGGGGGAGCCTCAACGGGCACCCATGCCTTCGAGTACTCATGCTCTTTCAGGGCGCGTGACTTGACGAGAGAGCCGTCAATCAGGGTGTCGTACTCGTCGTTGCTCATGCGGACGGCGGCTTGGATGTCGTCGTCGGACCACTTACCGGTGCGTGCGACTCGTTTGAGGAGGCGCGACAACTGTTTGGCGATCGCTTGACCACGTGCCCTGTTCAAACGAACGTGCATGATCATGGCTTCTGCCTCATCGCAATCCACGTACAGCACGGGAATCGAACCGTTGAACTTCTTCCGCAGGCGAGCATCGGACTGAGCCACGACCCATCGAGAGAATCCGTCGATGATCGTGCCGTCCACCCTCGCCACCACGGGCGACGTGAACCCGTAGTCGGCAAGCGAGTCTGCAAGGAGGCGCATCTCGGGCTTGAACATGTAGGTCGCTCGCCAGTCGGCGGGTCGCAGGTTCTCGATTTTGACTTCGGTGATGTTCATCGTAAATCGTCCAGTGCGTCGAGGCTGTCGGCTTCAGCCATTTCCTGTGCGGCAGCGAGCCGCTTTGCGTGTGCCCGAGTTTTCGGACCGACCGGGCTGACCGAGGTGATCGAGAACTCGTTGAGGAGCAGGTTCCTCAGCAGCCATTCCAGCGGGTACGACCACTGGTCAGTGGCCCACTTGGTGCGGTAGTTGGCTGCGAACGACATGGCCTCGCCGTGGATACCGGGCGTCAACATGTTCTCGTCAATGCAGCGACGAACTCCGTCCCAGCCTTCCGCTGCATACTCGTCAATCATCGACTCCATGTCGAACTCCGGCCAGAGGCGATACTGCGCGTCGACGTCAGGGAAGCATTCAATCAAACGGTCGTAGAACTCTGGTTCGGTCGCCACCACATCCCCGATCCGTCGAATCGCAACCGAATGCAACGGGATACCCACACGGGTATTCGAGCCGGTCAAGGCCGCAAGGTCGTAATACTCGCAGACCTTGGCGCCATGCTCATCGACCACAAACTTCAGGACGTCGTTCGTGGTCCAGTCATAGATTGGCTTGGCGAACCTGAGCGGGATCGACTTCTTCAGCCGGTAGGGCTGAACGATGTAGTTCTCATGCAACTTCTGCACACATGACCGGTAGCGGATCATGCTCTCGTTGGCACGGACACCGGTGATGAATGCCGTCATGCCTTTCTTGCCCTGCATGGTGTAGTAGTCGACGGATTCGGGCAGCGGTTCGTTGGGGTCGAGGCCGAAGTGTTCGGCCCGGATCGCCCACGGTGGCATGTCGCGGATGAGTCGCCCCTCGGCGGCGCGTATGGGCGACCAGAGCAGGACGTATTCTCGTCGGCCGAGAATCCACACTTCCTGTCCCATCGGAAGGCAGTACC